ACTTAAGTTATTAATATAGAAAGAGGATATTCTCATGGTAAGTGAAATAAAAGAAGCAGTAGATGGTTTGGTATGCACCGATTTAAAAGTAGTGATGTATGGTTTAGTTGATTCATTTGAAAAGCGTAGATGGGCTAATATGAAGAAATACGCTAATAAATGTATTAACAGAGAAGTTTGGGGTGTTATCAAATCAATCGAATTAGAAAGAGTTGATAATATACTGAATATGATTTTTAAGAAAATCAATAAAGATGTCATGGCAAACGTAGAAAAGCTTTGTGAAACTAACCCAGAGATGAATAGTACTAATTTAGAAGGGTTATTAGCTAAGATAGATAGTTTAGAAATTATGTTTAATGAAGCAACACAAGGGTCATTATTTCGTAAGAATGCTAATAGATTAAATATGCTGTATATATTTGCACATACTGCGTATGAAAATAAGTATTTGAAAAGGAGTAATGAGATTCATATATAAATAGAAAGGAAGGTTTTATGTCAAACATAATCGGAACAGTGTATAAGAATGATTCAAAAACTGAATATACTACTAACACTTATTTACATTTCAATGGTGCAGTATTATTAATATATCATTGGGGTGGTGAAACCACTGACGGATATATGGATGAATGGTCAATATCACACACTCTATTGTCTGGCGAGCATGACTTAGCTATTAAATGGTATATTTATAAAAATGGGCATGTTGATGTGACTAATTGTAAATATCCAAAGGGGTTTGATATTCAAGCTCTTAAAGAAATCGTAAAGGAAGAAATTAATACTATAATGCCTACTAATATGGGTATTCATAGTTTAGGTTAAGAAATATGGGATAGATAATGATTATCTATCCCATATATTTTTTTATCCGTAAAGTGATGATATCTGATAATAAAAATACTAACCTAATAAAGGAGATTTAAAATGAAAAGAAGAGTATTGGTTAAAGTTGCAAAGATGTTTTTAGATGGCAAGAGAGAATTCCCTACAAGATATGAGGAGTGTATAACTCATACAGATGGTCGCCCTGGGGTTGACCAGTGGTGGGCTATCATGCCATGTAAACTTGAGCGAGAGGTGCGTCGACAAGCGTACCTCAGAGGCTGGAGTGGTTGTCACTGGGACAATCCTCTCATCGCGAGATACGATGAGTCCAGGCTCAACGAGTGGGAAGAAATGAACCCTGGAAGATGATTAAGTTCATCTTCCAGGACAGCTTCGGCTGTTTATTTTTTTTTATTTATGCACCATATACTCTGTATATGATATTCAAGTCTTTATTAAGATTTAAGTACTCTGGATTGATACACAACTTAGAGAATAATCTTACATCTCTATAGTCACCATAATCAGCTGGATTACTTCCCTTAACATACTGACCTGTAAATAAAGCCAATGTATTAATTCTTGTTCTATCTTCCTGCTCTATATTGATGAACCATTCTTTTACATCTTTCTTATTTATCTTTAAGAAGAACTCTGTGAAAGTTTCTACAGTATTCAATCCTGCTGTATTACTCCATACACTATCTGTAGGTACTAATACTTCATTTTCCTCATCTATTATATCTTCTCCAGTTTTCCATATATGCTTAATAACTGGATCATTCTCAAATCTCTTTAAGTAATAACCAGTTACTCCATCTGGATTTGTTTTTTTACCGAAGTACTGTAATCTCTCTTGAGAGTTTAATACAGCTTGAGTAAATCTGAATGGTAACATCGTTCCTGTTACAGTTAATCCATCTGCATTAACTTTACTTAACTTAATACCATTCTCTCTATAATCTGGTTTATAGATACTGATATCATTCTCTGCTGTTCCAGTAATACCAATACCAAATAACTGTACATAGTGACCATGTCTGTATAATGGTGATTTTGTACCACCTGGAACATCATAAGTTTCTGATGGATTACCTGAATTAATTATTCCAATATTATCTGTACTATAAACAGTAGGAACTTCTATCTGACTATCTTTCACTCCAAACATCTGTTCCATTACATAGGAAACTCCACCGATTGGAACAATATTTTTTGTTCTAAATATCTCTTCATCAAGAGTAGACTTACCATTCGGGTTATTATGAATTTCTCCATAACCACCAATTACTTCAGTAGTAGCCCATATACCATTACTATTTATCTTATCATTAAATTTAACACAATCATTAAGTTTTATTGTCTTAGCCATTTGAAAAGATTATCTCCTATCTATTTTATTCATACCACATTCTAACTACCTTATCAGATAATTGTAATGGGTTCTTATCTTTTACTTTTAAAGTACTATTAGTTCTAGCTATATCATATAAACTAACATTACTATCTATTTCTATATCTTTTCCTCTTAAATCAAATTTCTCTTTTAATCTTATTGAATTAAGATTTCTATGAGTTAATCTGATTAATACTTCGGATATAAATTTATCTTTAAACTTCAATACATTATCATTCTTATTTTCACTTGCTAAAAATCTAACTACCATTAGATTAACAACATCATCAAATGAAGTATGAAGTTTTTCTGGTACTTGAATTAATTTCTTCATATAATGTATTTCATCAAAATACTTCATAGCATTCTCTGGTTTTGTATCTGCTATAATTAAAGTATCCATATTGATTACATCTACAGTATATGATTTAAAGAATCTTACTAATTTAAGTAATAATTCTGATAAAGGGTTCTCATCATCATTCATTAAGAATAAATATTGAATATCCTTTAATATAGTTTGTAATCTTCCTATGATATGATTTACATAGAAATATATTTTCTCTTTAGAATCAGCTTCACCATAATCTAAAGCAACATCTTTAAAATTACTATAATCTATAAAGATATTACCTTTCTCTACATCTTCCATAAATCTGGTTCTTGAATAATTAGCATAACTTAATCCATTTTGTCTTAAGTATTTATCATATTCTTTATTAAAGTCAACAGAGAATAATGAAGAATATAAATAAGGGTTTAAATGGAATAAGAATTCAAAATATGTAAATGCTGTTCTTCTTATACCAGTTTTTTCTCCAGTAATAGTAAATACTTCACTAACTTCTGTAGAATAGAATAAAGCATCATAAAGAGTTTTCATTAATTCATAATCTCTTCTCTTATCAATAATCTTTGTAAGATAATAATTAAGAAGAGTTTTTAAATCTTTTATATTACGATAAATATCATTAATTGCTTTTACCTTATCAGAAGCAGTAGAAGTATCTTGCTCTATGATATTGATATAATTAACAAATTTATCATAATCAGCTGGGTCTAATATCTTTTTAACTCTTTCAATCTTCTTAACAGTATCTGGGTCAGTTGGTTTAAGATAATCAAAATTGAATTGGAAAGTATCTGGTAATAAACCATCTTTAGGAGACTTCATAAAGTTAATTAACTGGTTCTTTAAATTCTCACTATCTGCATTTTTATCTCTAGCAGATGGATTAAAGAAATAATTAAAATTAAACTTAAGAGTATCTAAGTTATAATCATATTGCTCATGATTTCTAACATAATCTAATACTGATATAACTTGAGTAGGAGTTGATATTATTTCTCCATATAATTTATGCTTACAAGCTGTAAGACATAATAAAGTTACTATTATATCAAAGATAGGAATAGGAGTTTCTCCTGTTATCTTTGGTAATTTTATAGTAACATCAGTTAAGTCATTTCTTTTCTGTAGAAGTAATTTAAGCATTATTATATTCTCATACATGATATCAGTCATCTTATAAGAAACACCCATACCTAAATATTTACTCTCTACAAAGTTATATGTATTTTCCCATATTCTTCTTTCAAGATTCTGGTCTTCAATCCAGAATGGGTCATTTTTAACTACATCATTATACTCTACATGGTTAGCCTGTTTATCAAAAGTCAATAAGAAGTTATCATCCATTACTTCAAACTTCTGGAAGTATAACTTATACATTGCTTTGTAATCAGGTATCTTTTCAACTTCACCAGTATCTGTATTAAATCTAGTAGTCCATTTTACTATTGGTACACCATAAATATCAAATAATCTTTCTTTAGCTAAGAAATATTTATATACTTTGATATTTGAAAATCCTAATAAATTAGATATATTATAAATAACTTTATCAGTAGCTTTATTCTGTATTAACATATTTAAGTTTCTTAATAAGTTATTTTGTGTATCTTCATCTATATTAAGATTATATGGTACATTGTATGCTTCATAAAGCATTTTAACTGCATATATATCAAAGAAGTTTCTATTGATGTAAGAAGATAACTGTTGAGCATTTATCTGTTGTAATGTCATAACCATTATCATCATTGCTATTACATTATCATACTTATTAAAAAAACTTCTGTATTGATATACATAAATTACATTTATAAAATATTCTCTACATTGCTCATATATTCTGATAAATTCATCTATAAGAACATCTTTTACTGATGATTCTTTTAACTGGATTATTTGGAAGTTCTTAGCACTTCTAGCAATATCAATAGATATTCTATTAGAACCTATAAACTTTAAATACTTCTTTTTAGGATTCTTTTTATACAATTCATCTATATATCCATAACCCTCTATAATAGAAATATAATAATCTCCTTGACCAGAACTTACAGAATTATAATAATCTTGAATACGGTGAATAGGAATATCTGCCCTTAGATTATAATTAAGAATTATATCTTCTGGGGGATATAAGAAATTTTTATCTCCTATATCAGGATACCCATTCAGCATTCTATAATAATTATTTTTTTCCTCATAATTCTTTATAATAGAATTTCTTCTCATCTCCAATAAAGGAGTTCTGAATTCTTGTGGTATTTTATTAGTTTCACCTCTTAAAGCACTATGAATAATACTGTCTAAGATAATTCCAACTTCTCTCATTTCATATTCAGTATAATCTAAATATGTTTCAAATGTATCTCTTTTATGTAAAGCATCTAAATACTCATCAGCTTTCATTTTAGATTCAAAAGTTTCATTATCTTCAGCAGTACCAGTGTACTTAATGGTGATATGCTTTAATAACACATTGAAGGATTTGTACAGATTTGTCAATGGATTGACATTATTCGTACTATTGTAATTTTTCATACTGAAATCCTTTCGTTTAGTTTAAAATCTTATTTTATTGTGTGAAGACAATAAAATTAAGCAGAAATAGAAGTAAAGGACGGTGAATAAACGATATGCCAAAGAATTTGCCTGATATTATTTATGATAAAAATAATATCACACCTATATTAGACTCTACTAATTCTTATTATAATATCCCTATGTATAAAGATATTGATTATTTATCTAACTATGAGAATTATGTAGCCTTTGTAAAAGGTATAGAGAAAATGGTAAGGAATGATGATAGATATAAGAAGTATATTAATTATCTAAAGAAGAAAGTAAAACTTGATAAGTGTCAAGTATTAAAAAATGTAACTGATGAAGATGCTACTATAGAGATGCATCATGGACCTATATTTACTTTATTTGATATATGTGCTATTGTATTAGAATATTTCCTAATAAAGAAATGGAAGATATCTACATTTAGAGTTGCTAATGTAGTATTGATGGAGCACCAACAAAATAGAATAGGAGTTGTAATGGTATCATCTACTATTCACGAAGCAATTCATAACGGAGAGATATTTATTAATTATCATCAAGCTTGGGGTGATATAGCAGGATTTGTTAATAAGTATAATATTGCAATGAGTGATGAATATAAAGAGCAGTTAAATAAATATATAGATAGGTCGTTATTGTATGATAGTACAGATTTCTCTGTATTAGACTTAAATAAAGAATTGAAAAAATAAAAAGGAGGGGGAATATGGTCTTGGAACCATATTCCCCTGAAATAAATAATGAAAAACTTGTCAAAATTTATATATGAATTCTTTGTTACTTTCTGGTAGTAGCCGGTTTTTAAAGTGTTTGGGTGATGATATTCCGACTACCACCATTACATACATGTAGTATGTAATATATTTTTATTCAAACTTATCTAAATAATCAGGTCCATTATAATAATATGGTCTAGGAATAAACCATTCTCTTATGAAGTGTAATACCTTATGCTTCTTGTAAAAATTCTTCCAGTATCTCCTCTTTTCAAGCCAACGTAAATCATATTCATCTAATTCCTCTATTGATTGAGGATTCTTTGGAATATAATCTTCTCTAGGTTCACTTTTAACTTTCTCTACTTCTTCTTCATTACAACTATCATCCTCATCATCTCTCAGATGATTTAAATCTGGGAATACATACTCAGGTACCATATCTCTATAGAAACTTGACACCTGAAATAAATCTCTATCATAGATATCTTCAAACATAAATAATTTGTCCTTTCTTAAATCAAATACTTATTTATTTACATTACTAAGCTGTACAAAATAAAATTTAATTTTACATACCGTTTATTTCATTAAAGAAATCTAATGGTATATCATAAGAATCATCATCATCTACAAAATCAGAACTTCTTAAAATAGAATTATCTATTAATTTACTCTGATGTAATTTATATGTATCTTGTTGAGCTTGTTTAATAGCTTCAGCCATCATACTATCCCAATTTAAAATATCTTCAGATGCTTTTTCTTTTTCTTTTCTTTCTTTTAACTCATCTA